CGTATTGGGCCGCTGTAGAAGCACCCCGGTGTGTTGATCGAAGATTAGACGAAGGAAACCTGAGAGGAATCTTGGGAGACCCCCTCTCCTGGCAAAGCCAGGAAAAAGGTCGGAGTCTACGAATTCCTGTGAGAGAGCTCTATCAAAGTCTCCGCAGAAATTCGGAAGGGTTATCGTAAAGAAAGACAACCCTTCATCTTCGAATCTGGACAGGGCGTTTTTAACGTCCTGTTCGGTACACACGCCGAGGATTGAGCCACACTCACGTGTGATCTCTATCCATAGTCCTGTCAGGCTTTTCATGCTCACTCCTTTAATTAAGGGGCTGGGCATCCTCGAGACACTAACAGGTCCTTGATCACCGCCTGGTCCCCACTAAGGTTCCAGACGGTGACCCGCGTGATGGTTCTCAGGTAATAGACTAAGAATTAAAGTCTATTACACCAACCAAATATAGAATTTGGAAGGCGAGAGCAACCATGCACATGGTCGAAGCTATAACATAGGATGCAATAATAATCATCCAGAATAGCTTCCAAAACTGGACGTCATTGTCGCTCTGGTGTTTGGACTTTCGTTCAATCACGGGAGATACAAGAGCGTCCAGCCCAACGGGAGGAAGAACGTGAGGCAGATAAGTGCGATCAAGCTCCTCAGAAGGAGGTACTTGATCAGGACTCACCGCCCATGATCTTCCCCTTAAACGTGGCATTGACCAGCAAAGCCGTCAGAGCGTCATACACAAGAGTAGCATCCGCGTCCGAGTATCCCTGATCAAAGGGACGACTCACGACAGCGTGCACACTCATCGAGTATGGACGATTCTGAGACGGAAAAAGCGGGTCAGTAGTGACCTTCTTATGCGTGAGCTTGACAAGGGAGTTCTCACGGCCGTTTCGCACAACGTGCGAAACTTCCAGTGAGAGCGCCCCGTCAGACGACGTATAAGTAGATGCACGGCCCTCCGCCTTAATGCGCGGAAGGTTAGTAGCCACAGCGTTGTAAGTGACCACTGTCGGATCAGAGAGTGCCATAGGACCTTGTTCTATGTTTGTGCCTCTTGAGAAGAGACTGATGGGACATCTCGAATTATTTCGAGATGCCTAGAGCGGCCAAGATCGCCAATTGGCGTGGAGTTAAATCCACGCCGGTGAACTTGACGCCGAAAGGGGAACAACGAATCCGCTGCTTAATCGTCTTTGTGACGACAGCGGTAATCGTGTACGGCACGAGAGTGTCGTTCTCGCGTAGGGAACCATTCCAGACATAGGTCTTCTCGACCTTAGACTGGCACATGATATACCCATACACTTGAGCGGCACCCTCGGAGGACTGTAAAAACAAATGGCGGAGTGAATTACCGCTATTTGAGAAATAGTCCACAAGCCAAGAGAACGGAAGAAGCTCCCAGATGTCTGACAAATGAGGTACCACGTGGTACAACCTTTGCCATTCATAGATGTTCTTGTTCCAGGATGATAAGTCCTTAGGAACGTGATACATGAACGCACCAGCGTACCAAATCTCACGATTTATACGCGTTGTAACGGTGCAGCCGGGAGACGTACCTCCCCAGAGAAAGGCCGTGAGGCCTGGACCTGAGGCGGTAATAGGAGCGAAGGCAACATTCTTGACTTCGGTCACTTCTTCCGGGATTTCAATGGGCTTAGTCCGGCAACGGATAAGCTTATCGGAATCCTTAAAGTACTGACGTAAAATGTCACCAGACGCATTCACCACCGTGTTAAAGTGTTGAATGTCCTGGATAATCGGGAAAAAACCGAATACTGTATTAAGGTATTCGCCTCCCAAATCCCCATTGATCAAAGCATGGCCAAAAAGGCCAAAAAATCTTTG